GTTTCCCAGTCACGATCCGGGTGGTTGCGGAAACGGAGTGAATCCGTGTCGATGAAGTAAGTCACGTCATCCGGCATAGCCGAACCGATACCGCCTTCAAGAACGACATCAACGGATTTACCGCCGCCGCCATAGTATTTCTGCGATGTGAAGCCGAGCTTGCCCAGCCCGTTTTCATCATTGATGCGCTGAATTGCTTCAAGCGCCGCAGAAAATGCGAGGTAGTGCTGCTGTGAGCAACAGATCATGTTCGGTCCTTTGCGACCGCGCGAACGCGCAACCATGATTTGGTCAAAGACCGATTTGACGGTTGACGATGTAATCTGAGTGATGCCGGTGAAATCCGTATCAACGTCATAGGTTGTCGTCCGCCAAATAGCGTTTGCAGAACGATCGATCCCGCCATATGTGCCCGTGGTCGGGTCAGTCGGGATAGCAAGCTGCAAGCCGCCAATCTGATTTGTTGCCGTGCCGTCGCTATGAAGGTCCTCAGTGAACCGGTCGAGCAATTCCTGCTCCGCGGCCATTATGTGTTCCTCCATGATATCCTTCAACTGGTTTCGGCCAGAGTTTTTCAGGATATCTTCGCCCGAGAGGGTGACGGATACAGCAGCAAGTTTCGGGGTGAATTCGGCGTCATTGAACAGTTCCGCTGGCTGCGGGTTCAAATACTGATACCCAGCATAGCGGGTATACGTGCCGGATTCGGCGTAAAGCAGACGTTCCCGAATAGTCGGGCCCGAAAAGGACTTGAACTGCCCTTTCTGCTTCATCTGCGACAAGATAGCATTCGAATTGGCGACGAGGTCGGCATAACCTGCTGACCGATCCTCAAGCGCCAACGAAAAAGCCTCTTGTAGCTTTTCAGTTGATGTTAAAGCCATTACGGCCCCTTTCGCTTAAACGTAGTCAAAGCCCGAGATTTGCAAAAGCAGAATCAAGGGATTCTTTGACTGAGGATGGCGGCTTTTTCGTAACCGGGTTTGAGCCGGAACCTGGAGCGCCAGTTACAGATAGTGAACCTTTGCGGGTTTGAGCCGCGGGGTCCGGTTTTGGCACCAAGGGTGCCGGCGCAGGGGGCGTCGGTATGACGGGCGCGGGGTTGAGCCGTTCCGCCATTTCATACGCCTCTTGCAAATCATTAGCGCGCCCTGTCTGGACTAGCAAGCCTATATCGCTTGCCAATTCCTCAAAGCGCGGTCGTAATAGTTCGCCCGTCTGCGGGTTTGTTTCGTTTTGAAAAGCCTGAATCTGCTGCAAAATCTGCTGCTGATTTTGGCTTTGGGTATTATCAACGATGCCCGTAACCTGTTGTTTTAGCGCCGCAATTTCCTGCCGAAGCTGCCGATTTTCGGCCTCATTCGCGCTTTTATTCGGGTCGGCTTCCTGACCTAGAATATGGGCGGCGAAGTCAGTCGGATTTATCCCGACATAATCGAAAACGCTTTTCAAGCCCGCCATCGGGTCCGCGTGCAACTGTTTTTCAAGCCCAACATAGTTATCGAGCGCCTGCTTGATTGACGTTCCGTATTGCTTGGCCATTTCCGAATATTCGCGAAGTGGTTCAAGTTCCTGCTGATAAGCGGCTAGGCCCGTCTCCATTTCCTTCACAGCCCGGTGAATTTCGGCCTTGACCGGTTCCGGTGCGTTCGCCCATTCAGCTTTTGCATCCGGCGAAAACCGTGGCGGCGCCTCAGTGAACTTGCTTGGCGTTTCTTTTGGCTGATCTTCGATCTTGGCGGCTTCCTTTTCCTCCGCCTTGGCCTCTTTTGGCTCTTTTTCGGCCTTTTCAACAGGCTTTTCGTCGGTTTTTGCCGCTTTTTCCTGCTTTTCAGCCTTTGCCGGTTCTTCTGTGACTTCCGCGCCGTCCTTGGCCTTAAACCGTCCGCTTTCGTCGCGATCCTGCTTTTCCGGCTCGGCCTCACCGTTGGCCAGAACCTTATCGACGCCGTTGAATGCGCCAGGGTCGGCTTCGGCGGCTTCTATAGTATCGAAAGCCCGATCGATCGCGCCGCGTGGCGTGACTTCCGGTTCCTTCGGCTTTGCTGGCGCTTCAGTTGTGGTTTCTGCGGGTGCAGGTGTAGCTTCCGGGGCCGGTGCGGCAACGGTTTCTTCAGTCATATTCTTGATCCTTCTGAGGGACTTGCAGTTATGCGCCTAGACCGGCGCGGGAGAATGCTTTTGCAACGGTTGCCTTGACTTCGGACCTATCCGGCCCACTCTTTGGCATAGCCTGCGGTTCAAATGCCGAACTATCGTTTCCGACTTCGACAACACCGGCGGCCTTATATGTCGCACGCAATGCCGACTTGCTGTCATACATCTTGCCGTCCAATTGGCTTTGCACCGGGTCCATGTCATCACGGATCAACAGCGGCGCGCCAAGGCCAGAACGTTTTGTGTTCAACCTCGGCGGCTTTCGATAGACCTCGCGGCCGTCCGGCAGTTTATACCAACGATATTCAGTCATTTTATGCACCATAGCCAATAACGTGGAAGGTTGCGGAATGCGCCGTATGAACAGCAGTTGTGTCATTATATCCATAAAGCGTGTAAGAAAATTTGTCCGCTGCGCGGTCTGCGTCATCTATGATTATTCGTAACGTATGCGTGTTTGATGCGACAATTGCAAAATAGTCCGCGCCATCCTGCGTTGCATCAAACGTTATTTCATATTTACCGGTCGTGGCAGAACGAGCAGCAGTTGCGCCAAAAGACCCCGCACTAGCGCCGGCGGCTGTCCCGTTATCACTAACGCGCCCTGCTGCCACCAACTGCCCAATATGACCGCGATCAGTAGCCCCGGCGGCTGTAGTTAATCGAGCAACTAAGTTTCCATCAGAATTAAGGGCTATTTGCCTTCCGACTGATGGCGCACTTACTATATCGCGATTGAACACAAGCGCCGGATCGGTCACATCCTCGACCCCATGCACCCCGCTAATGTTAAACGTAGGGTGCAGCAGCAGGCGGCCCCCCATCGTGTAATCTGTAATTGCGCGGCCAGGAGGAACGCCTAGCGAAATGGCGCCGTTTGATTGGCCAAACCACAAATGCCGGCCAAGATCCGTCGCCATGCTATGTGACGCGACAACAGGGCGCGCGCTCGTCGCGTAATCGTAAAGTTCTTCTCCTATTGATGGCTGCCCATATTGCCAATCAAGCGTCACCGTGGTCGATGTCAGCGAAACTAGATATCCAAAAAACCCGCTGGTAAGCCCCTCAATCCGCGCGCCAACAGTGCTTAAAAACCCTGTTGTGTCATCAACGGTCAAAGTCATCCGCCGCCGGTAAGCGTGCAACTTAATGCCGTCATACTCAGACTTTGTTGCCGGACCAAATTCCTCAGATATAATTCCGAAAGTCGAAACGCGCTCACTCTCCATTATGAGAAAGTTTTTCGCAGAAATCGACACCGGATCGTCGGTTCCTTCACTCGTATAATATGTGCCTGGTATCCTGCCTTGAACGCTAGGCGTATGATTGGGCCCTAAATAGGCATCCTGTCCGTCTATGTCCTTTTGGACATTTAATATCAGTCCATTCCCATAAGGTGACTGAAAAACCTGTTCATTCACTATGCCGGCATCATTGGCGCCAAATACCATTCGAACAATTTCACCAGATGCCCGCTCTGTAAGCGGGTTCTGATGTGTGTCGTCATCAGATATAAATTCTAAAAACCCCCGCTTGGGAAACGTCAAAGCTGATAGATCAAATTTCGTGCCTCTATTTACGACAACGCCATAACCGCCGTCCGATTCAAACGCATCAACGGCATCTAGAGCGGCTTGAACAGTCGCGGTCTGATCGCCAGTGCCCGGATTAAACGCATTGGTGTAATATTTGCCAAAACTTGTTTGAAAAGACTTAAGGTCCGCCATAATCCGTTGGAACGCCTTGCGATGGTCTTTATTCACATGCGAACGCAAAGGTCCATTAGCAAAATCAATTGTTGGACTCCCTGGGATTGTGGTGTTCAGATGTTCCGTATCGCTATAATCGTTTATTCCCATCAGACTGCCTTCGGCCCGCGTTTGGTCACAACGTTACACCATACCTTGCAGCCAAGTAGTTTTTAATCTCACTGAGATTAGATGGAGCCGGCCCAGTCCCCGCTGCTATCGCGTAATATGCGATATTTGCATTGTTTAATCCGCCACCCGTTGCGCCTATGGTCATTCCGTCCGCATCGGTAGACCCCGGATCGCCGGTTACTGCTGTTTCATTGTTAAGTTGTAGCGATGAGGAAGCACCATTTCTTATCGCGGTTATTATGGCGCGATCACCCAAGGATGGCGAAATCGGCCCAATGTTGCTGCCATTCCACAATCTAATTTCAGGACTTACACCGCTTTGCCACAACAATCCATGATCACCAGTGCCACCGCTAAAAATACGATCGGCAGAAGTCCATGTTATCTGACGAATGACGCTAATCCGCCAGGAAGGCTGCGTAAACGAGAATAGTGACGGACCAAGAAAGTCATCCGAACCATCTGTTTCTATGCACGGATAGCCGGAAACCAATTTATATAAAGGCCGTTTGGTTGATGTCGTTTGAGCAAAATGGTTGCCAGGAATTTTCCTTAGTGCCAAATTTTTAAACCATAAGATTTCGCCGGCGCTCATACCGAACTGCCTGAAATAATCATCCGTTGCTGAAGATGCTTCAAATATCGCCCTTAATGGTATATACGATGTTGAAGAAACTGACAATTGTATGGAACTCGCCGCGACTATCTGAAAATCAACTGACCCCATGTTTACCTTCGCATCGCCAGTCAATTCATACCACTGTCCAGCAACCAAATTTTCCGAAAGTCCTAATGTTTCTCTCAGGAATGTATAAGCGCCCGTCCCGCTATCTACATAAGTTATCTTGACAGCACCATCTTCATCTTCAACGGTGTTTGCGCCATACGCTGTCCATGCAGCCGCTGTGTTTATCGTGTCTGATAAATCTGGCTGTCTCAAAGTGAAGGATTCGGCTGTTTCAACGCCCATTTGGCTCCGGTCCAACCAAAGGCCATTGGGGTCATTTGTGGCCAACACCCGTGTTTCTCCGCTGCTTTCTTGGAACAACGAAGATAAGTCACCCGCTTCTAAAACAGCTATCGGATTGTAGGGCGACACAAGGCTAGAAAGCATCGGAGCCCGTGCCAAGCTGTCTGTAACAAACGTTACCGGCTTGCCGTTATCTGCCAGCGTGACCGGAACTGCGCCAACGCTCGTGTGTGTAACCGGAACCGCGCCATCAACGTCAGTGACCGGCTTACCGCCGCTGGAAATAACTGTAACGGGAGTGCCGCCCATGATTAAGCGGCTTTCTTTGCGTTCGCGGCGTCCGCGATTTCGTTGATCTTCGCGACAACTTCGGCCTTGGTCCGCATGCCCTCAATGGCTTTCATCATGGCATCGGTCAACTTTTTATCCCAAGGGAGACCAACGAAACCGCGCCGTTTAAGTGCTTCATCAGCGATAATAGCAGCGACGCCGATTTCATCGTATCCCGCAGCGCCCTTATAGGGCTCTTTCTTAGCTGTTTTGGCCATTGGTAACCACCTTCTGTTGTTCCTGGTCAATCTTCAGGCCCGCCTGCAATGCGGCGGCGCCCATCTTCATGTCGGATTCAGCCTGTTTTATTTCTAGATCCAAGCGCTTGGCTTCCATGTCGAGTTCATGCAGTTGCCGCTTATGTTCCAAATCCTGCACCTGTTTCTGCTGATCGCGTTCGGCGTCCGCTTGCGCTTCCTTCTGGCGCAATTCGGCGTCAGCCTGCTTGATCTGCATATCAGCCTGCATTTTCATCTGAGCCGGGTCCGGCTGTTCCTGTTCCGGTTGGCTGAATTGTTTCATCTGTTCGACAAAGTCATCAACAGCTTGTTCAAGTTCGCGTCCAGCCCGGAACGGCGCAATGGCGAATTTCAGGATTTCACCGGCAAAACCCGCCGTTTGCGGCTGTGCCTGGACCATAGGAGCCATTTGCGCCATTGTATTGCCGAGGGCGGTCAGGAATTCAGCGCGCCGCTGCTTGTCGGCGTTTTCATCGGGCTGAATAGTCGAATCTGTCTCAATATCCAGAGCGAATGGGCGAACACGCTCCGAACGGAATAGCGCCACAATCTTATCGATCGTGACTGTCTCACGCGCTTCCTGAATTAACTGCTGCGCGGCCTGAGGATTCTGCAGGGCCATCGCCACGTTGTTCGGGTCCGCCGCTGCCGCCTGAATCTGCTGTTCAATATCCGCCTCAGTCGGAAGTTCCATCTGTGCGTTCATCAGTAGCGTTTCGGGCTTGAAATTCTCGGACATGATTTCGCCGGCCATGCGGGCCATGTCGCGGGCAATGCGGACCAATTCCGATTGCCGATCACGTATCCTGACTGAACCATATTGCGATTTAAGCTGTTGTGCACCCAATGTCTCATTCGGGTCAGTCGCGCCGCGCATGATATCCGATAGACCGGTGATTTCGTACACATCAGCGATGACTTCCTTACGCAGCGCCAATAGCGCTTGGACCGTCTCGGCAACTTCGCGAACCGGTAGCCAAATAATGCTATCCTTGAGTGAAGCACCGCCCATGGCCGCCATGTTCGGAACCGGTATCAGGATCGCATTGTTTTCAATGTTTCTGATCGCCGATTCAATGGCGTCGGACAGATCGTCAACGCCGCCGGCATAAAAGCCCTTCATGCGCAAGGCTTCGGAAAGCGCTGAAATCCGCGCCGTCAGTTCGTTGATTTCCTCCAATTGGTCCTTGTACTGCAGGAAATCGGGCACAGGGATGAGCGAACGCCGCTGCGTCGTGCCGTATGCCGGACGCGGGCATGGATAGAAGTCGCGCAGATTAAGGTAGGGGAGCTGCTCATCAAGCGTTTCTTCAATGCCGGACGTTACCCAAACAACTTTACGCCTGGTTTTCGACCAAATTTCCCATACAGGCGCTTTTTTCTCGCGCTTATATTCGTCATCCGTGTCGTTCTCAGTGACAACGAAAGACGCGCTTTCGCCGAATTTCTTACCTGGGAACCGCCTGTCGCCCTGTTCTTTTGTCAACCAGGACCGCCGGGCGACCCAGCCAACCTCTTTCCACTTGCGGGCCGGTTCATGCAGGAAGTCGCAGCGGTCAACGTGGTCGTAACAAACCTTCTCCGAATAATATTGCTCACCGTTGGCGCCGCCGCCTTCCGTCTCATACCGCAACCATGGAGCGCCGCGGGCATTTGTCGCCAGGTCATCGCGCAACTGCAACATGGTCTGGTCGATATCTTCCATTTCGAAGGAAGTCGCCAGATTGCGTTCAAGCAACTGCGATGCAACACGTGGCAATTCGCGCTGATCTTTGTAGCGGGGGACAACCACCGGAACGGGCGCGCGCGCATAGATCGATGGTTTCAGAACCTCCAAGTTGGCCCAAAACACCTGCATTTCGCGATCGGTTGAGACCCCGGCCAACTGTTCAAGGTTAGCATACAGCTTATCGATGTTGTCGCACTTTTCCTGATATTGCTCAAACGCCTTTTCAGCGTCCTCAATATCCTTCAGCCAAGGCCCGCTGTCGCCTGTTTCGGCAACGGCGTGATCGTCGCTGGCGTCGTTTGTGCCGTCTACATCGGTTTTGATATCAGCCATCAGTGTTTCGTCTTTCCAAGCGCTGTAAGCGGATTGCATTCGCACGGCATACCCGCGCCACATTCACAGCCCCACGGGTCCACGCCGCCCCATACCGTGTCAGGATGGTTTTCACAAACCCAGCCTTCGCCCTTGCACTTCGGGCAATCTGGATTGGCATCATCAATATCACTTATCTTTGGCAAGACTGCTTCGATCAAACCGCAATCCTTTTCTTCAATACCGGTTCCGGCGGGCCGATGACAACTTGGCCGGGCTGCGGTGGCTTTGGCTTCTCCGGCGCCGGTTTCTCAGGCCGAATACCGCAGTTAATCGCGAACTCACCAAACGCATCAGCCGCGTGGCTGTTTTCATCATGCAACGGACCTGCGTATACTTCAAGCGCTTCGATCTTGCGGCGCTTATAGCGACGTAGCCGTGAAATTCCTACCCGAACACGCGGGTTATCGTCAAAATACACGATCGGCAGCAGCGCGCGCGCTGCGTTTATCCTGTCAGCCGGGTCAGTCGCGACACCAACATGAATTGGTTTCACGCCCAGGCCTAGAAGCGTCAGCGACCGTTGTTTTGCGCCCGCGCCCCATTCGCGGACCTTCACGTCATGGGGCAGAAAGTGCTTGCCGTACCGATACGGTTCATCTCGCCCCAATTCAAGCAATTGCGCCGCCGCCTTGCTCACATCGTCAATGTGACCGATTTCCGGTAGCGCGAGTTCAACAATCTCCTGTGCGCCGGCGTTTGAAATCTCAAAGAAATCAATCACCCAAACCTTGCGGCCGTCAGTCTGTAGAAACCAAATCGCTGTGTAGTCATCAACGCCAATATCCCATGATGTGAATACCGGGAACGTTGGATCATACGGGAATCGACCAATTCGACCGTCTTTTTCAGCGCTCGCCAGCAACTTCGCATAATAAGCGGCTTCGGTGATAATCTCATAACCGCCGCCCCATACGTGTTCCGCCATCTCAGGGTCAGCGGCATAATCGTCTAGCATCTCCTGGTAGATCACATCTGGCAGCCATGGATTATCTTGCCAGCCGACCGCGATTCCAATCATGCCGGTTCGCCTGTTGCCGTCACGGAAAAACTTGTCAACGGCGTCCGTATCGTGGCGGGGATTCCAGCTAAACCAGATTTCCGAGCCGTCCTTACGGATTGTAGGGCGCAACAGGCGCAGCGAGTGGTCGGAAAATGTCTGCGCTTCTTCAACCCACGCTAGGTCAAAATCCTCCAGTGATTTGATGTTTTCAGCGTTATAGGACTGCATGCCCCGGAAGATGATCAGCGAACCATTAGCGCCGCGGATTTCACTATCCAAGACCGTGAAGAAGTTTCCAAAGCCAAGCTTCTGGATCTTGTCGATCAGAAGCTGGCGAACCGAATCCCTGATGGTGTTCTGTACTTCACGAATGCAGACGGCCCGCGTTGTCTGTTCATAACAGCGCAGAATCATCAATTCGGCGAATGTGTGCGATTTTGCGCCGCCGCGGCCCCCATACGCGCCCTTGTAGCGCGCTGGATTGCGAAACGGCTTGAATACTTCCGGTAGATTAGTCTGTGTTGGCGGTAATTGCAGCATGCCCGTTACCGTTTGCGTGTCCGTTGGCTCCGTTTGGCGTTACATCGATCGTCGGCGGGCCAGCGCGTCCATGCGCTTGAACGAAATTCACCGTTATGTGGTGCTCGATCGGCTGATTTGGGTCACCTTGGACAGTCAACGGCAGAACGCGGCCGAGCAAGCTGCTGAATGCCTTCACGTCCTCTTTGGCAACGCGCTTCAAGTATCCAACCAAGCCGCTTTTGCCCTTTCCGTCCTCGCCGGTCTTTTCAGCCGCTAGCAAGATTGCGTCTTTAAGCGTAGCAGTCGCCTTATTTGGCACCCCCTTCGGCCGCCCTGGACTGCGCGGCATTTTTTTCCTTTGTTTTACGGGCTGCACAGTTGCAGGCAGTTGCGCTGTCATGGTTTGAACCTCGCCGGTTTGAGCGGACTTCGGTTTTTGATTTAGATCAAGTTGTTAGACTTCGTACCACTTGTCGTCCAGAGCGGAACGACCAATCAAAATTCCGTCTGCCATGTGAGAATAGGTATCAGTATCCCCAAATGGAACGCCAAGTTCATCAGCCTGCTTTGCCGCCCGCCCTTCTAGGCGTTCAAAGCCGCCTTCGAAGCCGTTGCTTTGGCCTATCGCGCGGTATTCTTGGTCTGCCCATGTTGTAACAGCTTCTGCCATTGTCGCGTATCTCCGTTCAGTAAGGTAAGGGGTGAGATTCGAACTCACTATTTCCTAGTGGAATCGAACCGCCCGCTCCGTAGAGCTTCGCACCAACGCCCTCACCATACTCTTGTCCGCTATTGGCGGAATGAATGTTGCCGAGGCGAACCCCGGCAACTCAGGGGCCGGAGGAACCTCAATTCCACCACCCTCCACCACTCCTACAAGCGTAAAGCCTGTAGGAAGCTTTAAAACTCGTTAGAGGCTTATGTAGTGCCGCTGAATTAGCGCCGTCTCTCCGGCTGTCACGGCTTAAGGTGGCGGGAACCACCGGCTTTGCTTGCAGGCTTGCGGACGTTAGGCCGTTCACGCCCGTTCTGGTGCTGCAACACCCCGCTTCCTCGTCCCCGGCCCCTGCCTACACAGGCTCTTAGCTTCAAAGCGGTTCGCCCTCTGTGTTTCCCAATGCCGGGGAAGGCGATGAATTCTTTAACGTGCCCGGCGACAATGGGGGATTGGGAGACGCCGGGCACGCGGGATGCGGTAACGAAGGGAACAAGTTACCGAATTAAAGCGGCTGCGTGGCAGGACTCGAACCTGCGACCAGGTGGGTCATCAGCGCCGCCACGACGCCTTTCGCCACCTTACTCTGCCAACTGAGCTACACGCGACGATTTGGTTAGAACCGTACTAGCCGCAACTATGAAACACTCACTTTTCTGCACGAAAATCTGATGGTCTTGCACCTTCTGCCATCCAGGCATTAGAAACCACCTTATCTGATTTGCATGCTTTTTTACGCGATTTTGTGCCACTTGGCAAATCGGAACCTATTTTTTTCACAGGTTCGCCCTTTTCCGCCAGTTTGTGCGCCAAATCCGATAGGGTTTGATCAATCCAACGATATGTTGTGCGCTTGGCCCAACCGTCACCGGCCGGAACCTTTTTATTGCGGACCATCAACCATTTACCCCAGCGGCGATTATGGGCCTTGCAGGTCGCGAATTGAACCAAGCAAGACCTTTTTTGCTCGCTTTCAATTAATGCCGGCCAGTGGATTGCGGATTCAGCGGCGGTTATGCGATCGATGCTGACAATCCGCTCGGCTGCGCGTTGTGTAGCCTTTTGTCGGTCGCGCAGATAGCGGCGGAATGCGCGGCCATGGTTCGTCAAGAGGTCATCCATTTGGAATTTGTAGATTTCCTCAGCGCTGGTAAGCCCGCTTGGCGCTGGCATGGCGCTGCTATATTCCTTCGGCCAATCTACACGCCCGATTGCGTTGACAACGCGATAGGCGTCAACCAGGCGCGCTAGAACCATGTCAGGTTGCCATTCAGCTTTCATTTGGGTTCCGGCGGGGTTGAGGGGAGTTCACCGTTTTCGGCAAAATATTGGAGAGCGGGCAAAAGCTTTTGAACATCGGATTGAGACAGATGCATTCGGCCATTCCAGCTAAAATAGTCGGCTTCTGGCAGTAGAGTGTTTAGGCCCACGTCACGCCATGAAGGGTTGCCATTCGGAATAAACATCTTCAAGCCATGTTCATCGCATCCAAACCAAATATGTCCTTCATCCGTTGCGATGCTGCTTTCTTGCAAAGAACACTCAACGCCGCAAGCGTCTTTGAAATCGCATCGCATAAAACCGCGTTGTGTTGGTTTGAAATCCATAACTCTCTCCTAGCGTTGTGGTGTTGATCGAAGATATTCAGCCGCTTCCCATGTCCAATAGAGCGGCCAAAATGCACCCGCTGCAAGCGCGTCTGTCACCGTACAAAACGATTTGTCCATTCGGTGAATACAGTTTGGACTTTCAGACGGGTTTGCTGCCTCATAGCCAAAGGTGATAAGAAAGGCTGGAACATAAATCGCCGCTATCAATCGGTTGCGTTTGATTGCGTCCATCTTCTCTACCTCGCTGGTTGCGCTATAACATCTTGCGGCCATGGCATAATAATAACGCTTTCTGATAACTTTTTGCGCCTTGCGAACAAAACTTGGTTTTCACTTTCTCCCAAAACTCGACTAATTTTCATTCGAACGATGTTATAGCCTAATGCATTCAACTTCCGCATTTCGGGCAGCGAAAACCACCATCTCAATTTATCCAAAGACCTTACCCCAGTCCCAAAATGTTCATGTGCCTGCCCTAATTTATAAATCACGTCTGGGCCAAATTCTTCCATCCAAGTTGGAAGCGGCTTAACGCCTGGCGCGAAATCAATATCATACCACGTTGACCCTGGTTTAAATGGCCCGCGGCCGTTGCAGTCCTGAATGCGATAAACCTCCATTTTCACGCATACCTTTCTGCAATTTCTTCGGCCCAGGCGCCGAATTCGCGGTTTGTCCAATCGGGCAAACCATTCTTCCACCGGCTGCCTGTCCAGCCGAGCTTACGCAGCGCGTGAATTACCGTTGTGTGGTCGCGCCCGCCAACTCTCCGACCAATCAGCGGAAGGCTCCAACGTCTATCATCGCAATAAATCAGCTTCATTGCAGCAAACGCATCATGGCGGGCTCTAACAATGGTCCGGTTTCGCGATGTCCCGATGATGTTGCCGGCGTGAAGCCCATGAAAATCCGCAGCCTTGCGAATGATTTCCTTTGCCGTTGGCTTCGGTATTGATGGCAGAATGGTGATACTGCCGCTAAACGATAGCTTTGAAATATCAAATTCCGGCAGCGGCGGGGTCTGATATTCATCGTCATTTTCTTCAACAATGTCCGGTAGCGGGTCAACCTTTTTTGCTTCATAGCACCTTTTGCGCACCGCCGCATAATGGGCCTGCATTTCCGCTACCGATTCAAACTCACGCATAACGTTCCCTTTCACTTCACAAGTTTCAATAATTCCGCCGTTGGCTTGATGGGCCTTCCACTAAGTTCTGAGACATCCTCAGTATTATTTCTTTGTTCTTTATTCTTTATATGCGGTGTTTTTTTTGAAAATTCCGTTGATTTCATTTGTTTTTTTGCGGAGTTGTCATCGACTTTTGCACGACTTTTCGCCGACTTTTGCGCGACTTTTACGCGATCGGTTATCACACGGTTGACGCTTTTCATCTGAAATGTGTCACCAATTACGGTCACTTTTCCGGCGTCAATAAGCGCTGTCAAGGCCTTGGTAAATGATGTTGGCCGCATGCCCGCTCGCGCTGCCATCATTTCGATATTAAGCCGCCCAAATCCGTCTTTGTCGTAAAGTTCAAGCATCAGGGCCAAGTAAGCGGCCTGTTGATTTGCGGGCATTCGGAATGTTCCCGACCGCCACTGATCGATGTAGAATTTAAACCAGCGGTCTTTGCTCACCGAAAAACACCTTCCATAATATCATCCCATTCAATGGATTTTACAAACTCCGCATAATGTTCCAATTCATCAGGGGCGATAATGCTACTTATATCGATCGCAACGGATATGCTTTCATTGTAAATTTGGGTTCCAGGAACCCTCATAATTTCGAAGCCATCTTTTTCTAAAGCGCGGTCCCGATCGCGGTCTGCTTTGATTTGAGCGTGGTTTTTATGGTG